CAGAAGCCACACCCGTAAAATACGACTGCGTATTGAAGGTAAATACTTGTGTTGTTCCAGCTAATAAAGGAATGGATGGTCCTGTTGAAGTAACGGTGGCTGCGGCTGCGTTAGCAAGTGCAGCAGTAGAACCCACTCCTAAAAATACCGTGGCAGTCCCTGAATTTTGAATTAAATATTGATTTCCCGCTCCACCGACTGTACTTGCTTGAACTGGTGTAGGTGCAGAAGTTGATGCAATAAAAGCAACAGTATTGCCAAAAGGTGTAAATGCGTTTGAACTACTCATATTTGTGTCCTCAAGTTAAATTTAATGCACCCGCTATCTGGGTATGAATGTTGTAATGCGTACCAATCCAATCGTAAAAATCATTCTCTGAATTAAAATTGACATCTAACATATTGAATGGATTTTGCAAACCTAAGTAAGTCGATAAGGCTTGATGTTCTACTTGATGGGCTATTAACCAATCATCAAGGTTATCTACATTGGCATCCGTAATGAGAAATGTAGCATAAGTTTGCCCTCTATCTGTCAATGTTTCCCAAAACAAAAGGTGTTGCACACCATTTTCAAACAAAAACTCTCCTAGTGACTCTTTATCACCAAACTTTACAATGGAGAGCGTGTCCATGTTCATAATTAAATTCCTAGTTGTTTATCTGTTGGTCGGGGTAGGATAGGATGCTCCCATTTTGCAATGTAATCACCTTTACCGTCTGAATCATTTTGCAGAGTAATAACTGTTGTAAAATCTTTTTGAGTCAATTGAGGAAAAATGTTCATTATTTTTTCAGAAAGTGTCATATTTATGTACCTCTTATTAAACAAGCATTGAAATAATTTAAATCAGACCTTGATGCTAATGTAGTAAATGAAACTCCTGAATTTTGATAAATATAAAATTCAATATAATCAGTTGAACCATTTAAAAACAAAACTGTACTAATATTTAAAATTACACCAACAGAACTTCCATTTGTACCTGTACTTTGATAATTAGAACCATTTTTATAAATAACAGAAGCAACTTGTCCACTTGCAGTACTTGAATACCATGCGGCATTTACTTGATAATAACCACCAACTAAGGGAGTAAATCTATAATTTGTCGTTGCATCATAATAGGTATTTGTATCAAAAACTTTAGTATTACATTGTAATTTAGTAAAAGTTCCTGTTGTTATTGTTTGTGCGGCATTGGCATAAGCACTAAATGTCGGCATATTACCACTCAACATCACCGTACCATTAGCCGTCGGAATTAGTGCATTAGATATATTTCCGCTATTAATTATTGTGTTGTTAAGAGTTAAATTACCAATACTCGAAGATGAATTACCAAGATTTACTGTGGTATTACCAAAAGTAACATTACCCGTTAAATTATTGAGGGTTGCACTTCCACTCAAAATGGTTACATTGGAAAGTGTAAGATTATTTAATGTTGTAACGGTTTGACCGAGAGCAGCGGTACTTGATCCGAGTACAATAGGTGTGGCAAAATTCGAGTCTAATTGCGCTAATGGAATTGACTGCGATGCCGTAGAAAATGTATAGGGGACTCCCATTTAAAACCTCGTTCTTAGTTCGTGTTCAAATTCAAAACCGTTATAAGTAAATCCTGGCTCGTTACTAGATTGTATTGTCATTCCAAGATATTTACCATACTGTTTTGCGTCAGATTTGTATAAGGTATAACCACTCGTCAGCCATGTAATAAGAGTGCTAGATGCGTTAGTCCACCCAATTGTCTGAAAATTATCGTTTTGCCAATTCAAAACACTTGATAAAACAATAGCTGGACTCTTATTTGATTCACTATCCACCGTGACACTCAAAATGGCAGAAGAATTGATATTTGTACCTTCAATACCAATTTTTAAGGCTTGTTTCGTCCGAATATTGTCATCCATCGGCATTAAAGCCGTTTGAACAATGCTCGATATATTATTAATGTTGTCGTTATACAAACGATACAATGTTGTACCATCCGTGCCAAAAAGAGAAATTTTTCCCGCAACTGGAACGGTAGCAATGTAAGCCAGATTGTCATTCTGCGATGTAAGAAACCATTTCTTCTCAAAAAATACCGCTTGAATATACCGATAACCTTTAGAAAAGTTTGCATCATAATACCTAAAATTAAATGCAGCACACAAAATGTTATTCAAAAGCACTTGTCCAGCATAAATCGGACTATTAAAATCAATGTTCGGAATCATACCGTCTAAACTGTCAGACAATTTAGAAGTCGTTGAACCAACCAACGCATACATCCCATAATCGTTCATAAAGAGAACAGATCTAAAGTAAGGAAAAATAGCGTAAGGTCGTTTTGTACCTACGGATGCCGACACGTTGGTGTTCGTAAAAATAGTAAATCCACCCGTCACCACTCGCACATCGGAGAACACGTTAATCGAGTCATCACCAAAAATGTACAAGAAATTATTGGCTGCTAAAATTTGTACAATGTTTCCATGCAGAGTTGAGTCAGTCAACGTCAATGAACCCGCAGAAACACTTGTAAAATCGCTATAATAGCCCGCTGCTGAATAAACAACTGTTCTTCCTTGTGCCACCCACACCCGACCACTAAAAGTTGCTACACCCACGTTTTGATTGGTATTGACAATTGGTTGTAAGACTGCCGTATTGCCACCCGCACCCGAAATGGTGACTGCAATGTTGGCTGCATTAGAATAATTTGTGCCGTTGTTTGTCATAATGACTTGGGTGATTGCATTGCCTTGCACAATAGCTTGAGCCACCGCACCCGAACCACCGCCACCAGAAATTGCAATGGTTGTATTTGCCGTATTGGTATAACCCGAACCACCGCTTACTACTGCAAACGCTAATGTGCCTGTGGCAAACGTAGTAATACCCGCAATCGCTGACGCACCAGAGCCACCACCGCCCGAAAAAGTAATCGACACGTTTGAGCCATTGGTATAGCCTGTGCCACCCGTCAATAAAGTAATGGAGCTGACATTTCCGTTTAAAATGGTTGCCACCGCATTAGCTTGTGTGCCACCTACTTGGTCTGGTGCAGAAATCACCACTGTGGGTGCCGAAGTATAGGCATTACCCGCATTGGTTAAGGCAATTGTACCAATCGAGCCAATTGAAACCGTATTATTCCCATCCCAACTAAACAAACCTTTGCTTGGATCGAGAATCAACATCCGATCATTGTTGTATTGTGAGTAAGTGATTCCAGAGTTAGAAAATGTACTTGCAGCCGCTACGTTGCCTGTTGCTAGAGTCTGAACATTGTAAAATTGTGCGCCACCGTTGTTTTCAAAACCAACGATGTAATCGTATTGCCCTAAATTAACAGAGGCAAAAGTAGTGACCGTACTACTAAAAGTAACAATATTGCCTGTGGCATTAAGGGCATTGGATACAGTAGGAACAATCTTTAGGTTGGCATAACCTACAGGCTGAACATTTTCTAGCCAACTAAACTCGTCATCTCCAATGGATGTACGGTTGGCTTTAGTGTTAAGACTCTTAAATTCCTTAACCACCTTATAGGATTTTTTCTGTTCTGCGCTAGCCATTTACATTCCTGTGCCATACATGGTCGGTATCCGTCTTGTAAACACAGAATTAAGGACTGAGCGTATCTGTGTTGTGTATTCTTGTTTATAAATCTCTGCTTCACCAAAAGACTGCTCATAATATTTGGCTAAATAGGCTGCATAAAATTTAACGGTTGAACTGTAGGGATCATTAATCGAATCAGTAGTGGTAGATGACGTTAAACTTAACGCATTGGGCAACACCACACAATCTACCTCAATCTGGTAGGTTTGATCGGGTACTGGTCCTAAATAAATACGGTCTTGACTGTAAATACTAAATGCCAAAGGTCTGCCAATGTAATTCTGCCAAAAACGCATCTTGGCATTAAACTGTGACCACTGGGCATAGTCGAGAGGCACTCTCGTATTGCCCCAATACAAATTAATATTGAGAACATCAAGTACCGTATTGCCAGAAGAAATTGACAATGGCATCGTTGCCAAGATTGACGATAAGTTTTCGTAAGTAATGATTTCGCAATTACCCACATACAAGAGTGTGGCACTACCATCGGCAAACGCAGTAGTTGGCGGGTAATTACTGTAATTATTATTGTTTGAAGCTGGGTACGGAGGCGCAGTAGAACCACTTGTGCCACCCGTTTGGTATTGATAAATAAAAATGTTGCTGAAGACATATTGTCCAGCGGTAACAGTAGCGTTAGCCACCCACGCAGTAGGTGTCCCGCCTTGAATAAACGGCACTTGGGTTACTGCGATTTGTCGTAAACACCCTGTGTCACGAACTACACGCTCCCTTGCCGAATTAATATAATCAGTTAACTGTTGTTGAGTATAGAAATTAAGGTTGGCATCGTGCAACAATCGTTGAACATCGGT